GATGATGTGTGACAAGCATGTCGTCAAGATGATATTGGAGAGCGCACAGATGCTCTCCACAGCGCATCGTGTTCTTGATGGTGATGAGTATGCCAACGAGACAGGTCTGTACAAGTTGGCTCACAAGAACCACCCAAGCACTATTTGGGTTCGTTCAAGTCATGAGCATTATGCATGGTTATATAAACATATGATTGCTCTCATGAAAGAATACACGTTTAGATATGGTAAGCACCATGCTACAGAGCGATTGATTGTTCCTCTAAAAGACCAACCAAAGTGTATTCCAGTTGGTGGATACATTGACCCGCCTCAGTGTATGCCAGATCAATGTAAAGAAGATGCAACAATCCCCGCATATAGAAAGTACTATATAGTGGAGAAGTCAAGTTTCGCTAAGTGGACCAAACGTAGTAAACCTGATTGGTGGGAGAATGCTAATGAGCAGAGAGCCGTATTATGATAATAAAAGAAACTATTCTAATGGATTTGACTTGTTATCTCTTGAATGTCACCCCCTCAGTCCCAAATTAGCAGACGGAAAGATAGATATGCTTGAAAAAGAAGTATACAATGTGCAAAAAAGTTTGTATGCAGCATATATACGAATCAAGGAGCTGCATGACAAACTTCATAATAATGAGATATCTAACGGTAAAGGATACTTTGTCAGTGATCGTTGGATATCTCATTATAACAATGTATCAATAAAAGATATAGACAATTTACAATTGGAGTTTAAATTTTAATGCCGACATATACATTTTTTAATGAGGAGTCGGGAGTAGAATATGACGAAACATTCTCAATGTCAGAATATGATGAATATATGGAAAACAATCCAAAAATCCAGCGTGTATTTCAACCTATAGGACTCGCCTCAGACCATCTAATGGGAGTAGGGCCAAAGAATGATTCTGCTTTTAATGATGTGATGAAGAATATTGCATCTAAGCATCCCGATTCTCCTATGGCAGATAAATATGGTAGTGGGAAAAGTACCAAACGGTTACAAGCAGAAAACATTTATAAAAGTCACAAGAAGAGAAAATAGAATGGCATCAAAAAAAGTTATAAAAGAAATTAATATCGAGAGTCTAATTTCTGTAAAACCTATCACCGATAATCAAAAGATTATCTTTGAAACTTGGAAGAAAAAGAAGAATCAATTTTTGTTTGGATGTGCTGGTACAGGTAAAACCTTTATCTCATTATACCTTGCAATGAAAGATGTGTTGGATTTAAAGAACCAAGCTGAAAAGGTTATTTTGGTTCGCTCACTCATTCCTACAAGAGAGATTGGTTTCCTTCCTGGCGATGAAGAAGATAAGTCAGCACTCTATCAATTACCGTATCAAAATATGGTTAGATTCATGTTTAAGATGCCTAATGAGCAATCTTTTAATAATCTATATGATAAGCTTAAATCTCAGGGTTCATTATATTTTCTGTCAACTTCTTTTTTAAGGGGATTGACATTTGATAATAGTATTATTATAGTAGATGAGTGCCAGAATTTAAGCTTTCATGAATTAGATACGATTATCACCAGAGTTGGCCAAGATTCTAAAATAATCTTCTGTGGCGACTTTGATCAAACGGATTTAAGTAAGACAAATGAGAAAAATGGACTGCATAACTTCCTACGCATTCTAGAGGAGATGGATGAATTTAATTGCACAGAGTTTAATATTGGAGACATTGTTAGGTCTGGATTCGTGCGTAGTTATCTTATTAATAAGATCAAATTGGGATTAGCGATTGAATAATATCTATGTGAAACCAACCCAAGAGGGTTGGCCTGAGTTTATAATGAAATCTCCTGTCAAGGTCAAGACTTTACAGGGAACTGATATTGATTCTTTTAATAATTTACTTGAAAATGATATTAGGGATGCCGGTGATAGATTAAAGCATAATACTGCTGCAAAGTGTCATATGACACAGTGGGATATGGATCAGAAGTATGATTCGTTTAAGAAATTGGGTGAGCTAGTAATTAGTCTTGCAAAGACTATACCACTTGCAAACGCAACAAATGGGGGTGGTGATCCTAGACAGTATGATTATAAGGTTGCTGATTCATGGGGGTTGGTATATATCAAAGACCAATATACAAAACCTCATCAACATTGGCCTCATGCGTGGAGTTTTACCTATTGTGTTAGAGGATGTGAAAAGTGTGCGCCTCTTGTTTTTCCAGATGCAACTCTCAATGTTGCTCCCCACGAAAGTCAATTGATCTTATGGCCTGCATGGTTATACCATTCAGTTCCAGTACAGGAATGCAATCATGAGAGAATTATGGCTGTTGGGAATTTAATAGTGGATTGGGAGAAAAGTTTAATACCTGTGACTGAACATAGTCTTACCCCACCACCAAAGGGAGAATAAAATGAACGTAGATAAACTTAGAAAACAGTTAGAAAATGATGAGGGGGTTAAGTATGAAATATATAATGATCATCTTGGCTATCCTACTTTTGGTATTGGGCATCTTATTTTGGAATCAGACCCAGAACATGGAGAACCCACAGGAACCGCTATTAGTGAAGAAAGAGTTAAAGAATCCTTTGGATCAGACGTTTTGGATGTCCTGTCTGACTGTGAACGACTCTACTCAGATTTTGGAAGCTTGCCTGAAGAAGCTCAACAAATAATTGCGAACATGATGTTCAATATGGGACGGCCTCGTTTGAGTAAGTTCAAAGGAATGAAACGTGGTGTAGATGCGAAAGATTGGAACGCAGCTGCTGATGAGATGGTTGATTCCAGTTGGTATAAACAAGTAACTAATCGTGCAGAGCGACTAGTAAAAAGAATGAGAGAAGTTAGTTAGGAATAAATTATGAATAAATTATTAGTATTATCGGGTGTTCTATTATTGGGTGCATGTGCGCCAGGACAATTTATGGATCGCCACAATGGAACAGTACCTGAAATGTCTGGCGAAAATTTTGAATACATTGGTTGCCATATGGTAACTGGAGAAGAATATGTAATGGGCCTTCCTGGCTTTGATGTTAGAACCACGGGTAATCGTATTTGGTTCAAACAGAGAAATGAGGACGGAAGTTCTGCAAGAACTGAATTAAAAGCTAAGCCTTGTGGAGAGTTTATGGATAAATAAATGTTTAATCATGTACCAGTGGAGTTGCCCCCTATAACTGCAACAAATACTAATGGAGTGCGTCTATATGAAACTCCAGAAGGAAATAAATATCCATCGATTACAACCGTTCTGTCAGTCCGTAATAAAAAGGGACTGATGGAATGGCGTAAACGTGTAGGTGAACAGAAGGCAAATCAAATCGCAAGAACTGCTGCTGCAAGAGGCACAAAGGTTCATTATATGTGTGAAGATTATCTTAACAATATGCATATTGAATCGCCAGATAAATGGAAGGAACATGACAAACACTTTCTTCCTATGTGTTTATTCAATCAATTGAAAGAAAAGGTTCTATGTCATATAAATAACATATATGCCCAAGAGCTAGGTTTATACAGTGATGAATACCAAGTTGCTGGTCGAGTAGATTGTATTGCAGAATATAAGGGTGTTTTGTCTGTTATTGACTTCAAAACTTCTACAAAAGAAAGACTAGAAAAATATAACGAGAATTATTATATTCAAGGCTCTGCATATGCCGAAATGTTTGCTGAGAGGACAGGTATAAACATCGATCAAGTTGTTATACTTGTCGTTACAGAGGATGGAACTGTGCAAGAGTTTATTAAAAATAAAGCAGAATATTTAAATAGATTGTCAGAGACAATTAAAATTTGGAGTGAAGAAAATGTTTATTAAATTATCGAAATTCGTTGTAGCTACTGTGTTTACGGCATTATTAATTATACCTCAATTTGCAGTCGCAGAAACAGAAGCACCTGTAAAGAAAATTACAGAGATGCTTTATCCAACAGTTATGGTTGACCTTTCTGATGGACAAGGATCAGGCACTGTTGTTTTCAGTGGAAAGAGAAAACATGAATCTTGGAAGGATGAAAAGGTTTGGACCCTTGTTTTAACTAACCACCATGTTATTGCGTCTGCTGTAAGTATTGAAGAAGAATTTGATCCGAAGAAACAAAAGAACGTACAGAAAGAAACTAGGCGCCCAGTTCATGTTAGGTTGTGGGACTATAATGACTATAGTACAGCGATAGGTACAACTGGCCGTGTAGCTCGTATTGTTGCATGGGACAAACACAGGGACTTAGCTCTTTTACGTTTGGATGATAAGGAGCGGGTTATGGAGAATATTGCAACTCTCTGGCCA